AGAGGCCAGAGTCTGGCCCTGCTGGGAGACGGTCGTTTGCAGTTGCTGCAACGCGCTGGCTTCAGCCTTGTTTGCCAGCTGGCCCTGTACGGTCGAGATGTCGCCTTTCAGCTGGGTGATGGCCAGGCTGTTCGACGTGATACTGCCTTCTGCCGCCGTGACACGGGTGGTCAGCGCCTGCAGTGCGGTCGCGCTGGCGTTATCCGCCGGTGCTTCGCTCCATTCGGTCGGCACGGTGCCGTATTCGAATTTAGGAGAGCTAATGAACACCTCTTTGTCTTTCGACCCTTTCAGCAGACGACCAAAGATAACGCGCTGCGTGCCAGTCTGGCCCGCTTTACGGGTGTATTTGACCCAATAGCGTTGCCAGTCGGTCGTCAGGTCGATAATCATGGAACCATCACCACCGGTCGACCAGCTCCCCTTTTTGCCCTGGCTACTAACGGCAGTCAGCGTGGCATTCGGATTGTACAGGTAGACGTAAATCTGCTTGCTATCGGCGTTGTTCGCTTTCGCGTCGAAGCTGATGACAACCTCGGTGCCATCAACCGGAGCATCAAGAACGAACTCAAGCTGATCGTACTGCGCAGACGATGCTGCGGCTATCGCCAGACGCTTAATCGCATTGCCTTTGTACGTCTGGCCAGATACCACGCCACTCACACCGATCAGCGTGCCGGAATTAGGGATCAGGTTAGTCCCGCCAACATGAATGTTATTCAAATCGCTTTGCAGGCCGGTGAGCTGCTGACTGTTCGCGGTGACACGGCCATCAATGGCGGTCACATCGGTCCTGAGCTGATTAATAGCCGTCGAGTTCGCACCAATCTTGCCGTTGGCATCGGTCAGGCCAGATTGCAACTGAGTCAGGGATTGCGCCTGCGCCTGGTTCTCGGATGTCAGCGTGTCGAGGCGCTGAGTGACGGCGGCTTTGTTGCTGTTGAAATCGGTGCGCAGCGTGGTGACGTCGGCAGCGATAGCCTGCTCTGCAGTGACGCGGGCCACACGTTCGTTATACACTAGGCCGGTGACAAGGTTCGCCGGGTTGGTGCCTTCGTAGTTCCCACGCAGCTGTACGGCCAGCTGACTGCGGGCCAGCGCTTCAGCCGCATCAGCTGCGGTCATGGCTGCTTTCAGGTCCTGAATCTGTGCCTGGGATGCACCCGGCGTCGGGCGCCCCACAGCCAGCCAGTCAACCCTGTAGTAATTCGCCGTGGTCTGGTTCGTCGAAAAATCAAAACGCAGACGACGAACAGTCTCAGACGTCGCCCAGGCAATGTCCTGAATCGGGATAACGGTCACGCCGGTAGACGGGTCGAACTCAGGTTCAGGGATATTCAACGTGCGCTGAGTCGACCAGCCGGTTTCGTTAACGCCGATCCAGAACAGTTTTCCGTTCCAGTTCGGATTGCCGACGCGCTGTATACGCAGGCGCATGTACTTGTACGACTGGCCATCTAACGCCAGCGGGTTCGGTGAGCGCATAGTCGATGATGCACCTGCCGGATAAACCCATCCATCAGAATCCACAGGCAGCAACTTCGTGTTGGCGTCATCCTCAGCCCAGCCTTCTGCGCTCTTATCGAAGTACCAGATTTTCAGGCTGTCGAACTGCTCGCCTGTACCGGCAGAAATAGACGCCATCTGCTGAGCCAGGCTGTCGAAACCATCCTGCATGGTGGTGTTTATCGTACTGATCTGCGCGTCGACTTCGCTCTTCGTATTCAGCAGATTGTCTGCGGCATTCTTCGCAACTTCAGCATCGTCCGTCTCGGCCTTCTTGATAGCATTAGCGACATCGCTTGCAGCCTTATTGGCCGTGGTCAAATCTCCCACCTGGCGATCACGAATTTCCTGAGCAAGCTTATTCGCGTTTTCAACACCGGCTTTGGCCACGTTGTTGATGTCATTGACGTTCTGAGCGATATCCTTCGCCTGTTCGTCGAGCAGCTTCTGCTGCTCTGTATTTGTTGCTACTGCCCCTTCAGCGACACCCTTCGCTGCATCGGCGGCCTTCTGTGCGTCATCAGCGGCGGCGCTGTTGTCCTGGATCCCCTTGTTCAGTTCTTCATAGGTATCCGAGCCTTTAATCGCATCGTCGAGTTGCTGGTAGTAATCATCGACATTGTCGCTGGACATCCCTTGCACCCAGCCGGTCCACGGCGAGGTGTTGCCCAGGCGGTCCACAATTCGCGCCCGGTACCAGAACATGGCCGCAATCTGCAGCCCCATTTGCTGATACGTTTTGCCCGGATACGCGACGTCAGAGAGCACCATCTCCCCGTTACCGTTCGGATTTGGGCTGTATTGCAGCTCAGTTTTCTGGGTATCGCCAGTACCGGCCGGGAACTCCCAGTTCAGCTGCACACCATGCAGTAACGAGGTCGTTGTCAGTGCGATCGGTGCCGACGGCAGTCCGATTTTCCCGGTCAGCGTTTTCTCTTCCGAGTATGCCCAGCCGCTCGAAACCTCAGCGGCATTAATCGCCCGGACGCGCACCAGGTAGCGACCTGCATAAATTCCGGTAATCTCAAACGAGGTGGTAGAGCTGCGCGGTACGTTAATCCAGTTGCCGTCATTGCGACGCCACTGCGCCTCATACGAAATCGCGTCTTTAACCGCGCTCCACTGCGCCTGCATCGTTTCAACGCTGATACCCTGATTCACCACGGAATACGAGCTGATCACGATGTTTTCCGGCGGCGACTGATTCCCCGCGGGGATAACACTAATCGGACGCTGATCGATAATCGCGCCGTTGTCGATACGCGGGAATTTGTCCGGGTCGTGAGCCACGCCAGTGATTGTGTATGTCGCGTTATTGTTGTCCTTTACACCGATAACGCGGTACTGCTGCGCAACCAGGTCGGCGTACTCGACGATCCAGACGCACTCCGCTTCCGGAGTCTCGCTGTATGCCGTCGTGACCGTAACCTGCCGGCGGCCGTTGACCGACTGGATGGTCCTGGCCTGAGAGATGCCAGACGGCAGGTTCAGCTGCAGCCGATCGCCAGCTTTTGCATCAATATCCCGATCGAGCGTAATCACTCGTCCACTAACCGCGCTGATGCGCCCACCGTTCACACGTCCGGCCAGCAGTTCATCAGCAAGACCAATGATGTAGCCCGGCTGCGGGATTTTGCCATCGAGACCGACATCGATCTCAACCATGCGGTCCTTATTGTTGGTCAGAATGCCCCACAACCCTTTGCGATGCGCCTCGCTCTGGCGGGTACAACCGATGGCCGTCACTTCCAGCTGGTTAAAGCTGTACCGGCTGACCAGACCCGGGACGAACGCCGGCTCCATCGCGTCAGAATAGGCGTTCGCCGGGTCAGACCAGGATACCAGGGCGTTGGTGTAGCGGGCTTTACTAGTGCTGCTCGAATAGCGTGGCTTACCAATAATGTTCGCCCGGGTGTAGTTGAAATCAACATCGCGGGGCATATCGGCCTGCACGACAATCTGCTCACCGCTCCAGCAAGTCATCCCCCGGAAAATAGCAGCAAAATCGCGCAATACGGTGTAGGCGTCGTTGCGTTCCTGCACATAAACGTTACAGGTATGGCGAGGCTCCAGGCCATCACCGCCCCTGCCATCGGGTATCAGTTGATCGCAATACTGCGCAATCGGGTAAATCGCCCATTTGGAAATATTCGCACTGGTCAGGCGGTTGCCGAGTCCAAAACGGTCCTCCACAACAATGTCGTAATAAATCCAGGCCGGATTATCCGTCCAGGCCCACTTAAACCCACCGGTCCAGGTGCCGGTATATTCACGGGTCTCTGGATTGTAGTTGTCAGGAACGCGGATAACGCGCCCGCGCGGCTCACAGGAGATCTGCGGGATAGAGCCATTGAACAGCTTTGAATCGAACTCGAGATAAAGCAGCGCCGTGTGGGGGTAGCGTAGCTTCGCGTCAATCACCTCGGTGTAACTCTGCAACGTCATGACGTCGCCAATTTTTACACTATTGGCGTCGGGCGTAATTTTCCGAAGGCGCAAGGTCCAGGTGCTGCCCGCCCGGGGCAGATCGATGCGGTGGCTCCGCTCATAGCCGGAGGTTGTTTTACCTGTAACCGCGGTCTCAAGAACGGTCTGCCAGGCACCGCCATCCGTCTGTAGGTCCAGCGCATACTTGACGGTATTCCCCACCACATCGCCATCGTCTT